TTAATGGCTTTTCCCCGTGCCCCTATGCCAAAAAAGCATGGGAAGACAATAAAGTCTCTATTGTTTTTAAGTATTCCGCTTCGTATCAACCTCTTTACGATTTAATTTCTCGGTTTGAAGACACGCAGGATGTTGTCCTCTTGGTGGATTTATCCTATTCCCATTCAAAACCTTTTCATCAAAAACTCGAACAAATGAATGAGGATATAGCGAAAGGGCTCTTTAAAGATAAGGATCTGTGGGTAATGGGGTTCCATCCTGAAGATGAAACAAATGAGTTGATTGATGATGGGACATTTGAGCCGCATGTGGAAGTCACATATGCAATGGTTTTTGTTCAACGTTTAAGTAAGCTACAAGAGGCCTCTCAAAAATTGGCTGCTCTTGGTTATTACGACAGGTATACTGGAAATTACGACACTTCTGAAATACGTGAGAAACGGGCGGAACTGTACAGGAGACTAAAAAATGGATGAAAAACTTATATCTCAGCATAAGCGGCTTGCTATGGGGTTGACAATCCCGAAGTCAAAAAAGCATGTTAAAGCTATGCGTGGGGGCGGTGCCGTGAAAAAAACGGGCGTTAAAAAATACAAACAGGGAGGCGGCATTAGGAAGCGCTAATGGCTACCTCGGGTTCCAAAGATTTTGAACTTGATGTAAGTGATTATGTCGAGGAGGCTTTTGAGCGCTGCGGTCTTGATGTTCGTACAGGGTACGATTTAAAAACCGCAAGGCGCTCTATGAATCTGCTTTTAGCGGATTGGGCAAACCGCGGTTTAAATCAGTGGACAATTAAACAAACGTCAGTAACTGTTGCAGCAGATATTACCGAATATCCAGCAGGGGCCTTAACCATGACCGTAGGTTCGAGTTCCAGTTTTACGGTAGCAGAAACCATTACGGGAGGAACCAGTGCGGCCACGGCCTCTATCACCAATTTGCCATCAGGAACTTCGATGGCAATTACCATTCCTACAGGCACGTTTACTAATGGAGAAACCCTAACAGGAGGCACAAGTGGTGCTACGACCACGCTTTCTGCGGCAGTCGATTTATCAGATGCACAGGCCACTATTGATATTTTGTCGCTGGTGGTTAAACGAGACGATAACAGCTATTCCGCCGGTCGATTAAGTCGAAATGGGTTTTTGACTATTCCGAATAAAACGCAAACGGGAAGACCCTCCCAGTTTTTTCTTGATCGACAGATCACACCTAACTTAAAGATTTGGCCTGCACCTGAAAATAGTACAGACATACTTATTTTTGATCGTCTGACGCGCATGGATGATGCGGATGACTACACCAACAGCTTAGGTGTACCGTTCAGGTTTTATCCCGCTTTAGCTGCGGGATTAGCTTATTACATCGCCTTAAAACGGGCTCCTGATCGGATCCAACTGCTAAAACCGCTTTACGAGGAAGAAATGGAACGTGCCATGGTAGAAGATCGCGATCGAGCCTCTTTTAATATCGTACCCAGTTTAGAATATGCAAGGTTTAACTGATGTCTCGTTATGCGGTTGGAAAACGTGCATTAGGGATTTCAGATCGGTCCGGGTTCGCTTATTTATTGAAGGATATGAAAAAAGAGTGGACAGGGGCGTTAGTTGGACGCGAGGAATGGGAACCTAAACAACCGCAACTAGATCCTCGTCACAAAGTTTCGGATGCAGAAGCCCTGAAAGACCCGCGTCCAGATCGAATTGAACCGATGGTGGTTTATGTAGATACGATTATTCCTGAGATAACGGATTTTAAGCCAATTATGTCCGTGGGTCAGGTTGGGGACGTTACGGTGACAACCTCATGAGTTTTACTTATTCCAGTTTAAAAACCGCTATAGAGGATTATACGGAAAATACGGAAACAACCTTCGTGACGCATATGGACGACTTCATAAAGTTGTCCGAAGAACGGATCTTAAAAAATGTTCAACTGGAGCTTTTCCGTAAAAACGTAACGGGGACGATGTCTTCTTCTAACCAGTATTTAGCTGCCCCGAGCGATTTTTTGGCCCCTTTTTCGTTATCTATCACAAGCAGCAGCGTTAAGAGCTTTCTTCAATATAAAGACGTAAATTTTGTGCAATCTTTTAACCCAAACAGTGCTACAACGGGAACGCCCCGCTATTATGCAATGTTTGATATAACCAATTTTATTATTGGCCCGACACCGGATAGTGGATATACGACGGAAATGCACTATTTCTACAGACCGGCTAGTTTGACGGCTGCGGGGGACAGTGGAACAACGTGGTTAAGTGAAAATGCCACGTTGGCTCTTTTATATGGGTGTTTGATCGAAGCCTATACCTATATGAAAGGGGAGCAGGATTTAATGGCCGAATATGAAAAACGCTTTGGCGAAGCAATGGTGGCTCTCAAGATGTTTGGAGAAGCCAAGGAAGTTACAGAAGATTACCGTGTTGGCATGGTTATTAGGCCGAAACAATGATGGACGCATTAAAAATAGACCTACCAAAAGACTACGCTGTGGAGGTCCATACGACGACTAATCGTGGCTTTACGCCGGAAGAACTAGCGCACATATGCACCGATAAGGTTATATCCATTTCCAACAACACACATCCGGGTATTCAGGCGCAGGCCCACGCTTTTAAAGAGCATATAGAAAAAATGGTTGCTTTTTATATGCGTGAAGCCATTAAGAGTGATCGAACCACTGTCTATAACGCATTGATGGATGCAGGTCATCCAGAACTTGCTGAAGCAATCAGGAGACTTTGACATGGCTTTTACTGGAAATTTTATGTGTACGTCTTTCAAGAAAGAGTTAATGGAAGCCAAGCACAACTTCTTACTTAGTGGGGGAAATACGTTTCAAGCAGCGCTGTACACCAACAGTGCTTCCTTTACGGCAGCTACGACAGCATATACCTCTAGTAATGAGGTTACAGGTACGGGCTATACAGCTAAGGGAAACTCCCTCACTCGCGTAGACCCAACAACAAGCGGTACGACGGCATATACGGACTTTGCTGATTCGACATGGTCTTCTTCCACCATTACGGCCCGAGGCTCTTTGATTTTTAACGATAGTGCCAGCGGAGATCCTTCCGTTATTGTTCTGGATTTTGGTTCAGATAAAGCATCCAGTTCAGGAGATTTCAAGATTGTATTTCCTGCTGCCGATGCAAGTAATGCAATTATAAGGATTGCTTAATGGCCGCAGTTACCGGTTGGGGCCGCAGTACATGGGGGTCTGGCACATGGGGTGAGGCTTTTCCTGTCTCGGTTACCGGTGTTGCAGGCACAGGTGCCGTTGGCTCAGTAACTGTTGTCATAGGCATAGACGTTTCTGTAACAGGGGTTGCAGGCACAGGTGCAGTCGGGTCTGTAACAGTTACCGAAGGAAGCGGTGTAACCGTTTCCGTGACGGGTATTGCTGGAACTGCTGCGGTTGGATCTGTAACGGTTGAAGGTGATGCCAGTGTCAGTGTTACGGGCGTTGCGGGCACGGGTTCCGTAGGTTCGGTAACGGTTGAAGGTGATGCCAGTGTCAGTGTGACAGGCGTTGCGGGCACTGGCACAGTAGGCGAGGCTACAGTATCCGCCGGTGTAACTGTTTCTGTTACGGGTGTATCAGGGACAGGCGAAACAGGTGAGGTTCTTGTTTGGGGTCTTATAGTTCCAGACCAAGATCCTAGCTATAGTGAAATTAGCCCCAGTCAATCCCCGTCTTGGACTGCGGTATCTCCTAGTCAATCACCCTCTTTTACACAAATAACGCCGAGCCAATCACCATCATGGTCTTCTGAAACGCCTTCCCAGTCCCCAGACTGGCTAAAAATTGCAGCATAGGACATGAATTATGACTAGCACATACACATCAAATCAGGGCCTCGAAAAACCGGCAACGGGTGATCGTTCCGGTACTTGGGGAACCATGACCAATACCAATATGGATATATTGGATCGGTCCATTTCAGGTGTCGGCGCGCTTAGCCTGACAGGTACAACTACCACATTAACCACATCTGAAGGCTCTGCTTCGGATGGCAATTATAAGGTTTTAGTGTTGGGTGGAAGCCCCAGCGGCACGAACACCATTACGTTAAGCCCTAATGACGCAGATAAGCTGTATTTTGTGGTTAACGGTAGTGGACAAAGCGTTATTTTTTCACAAGGGACGGGTGCAAATGTCACCATTGCCAATGGTGCGGCTGACATTATTTACGCGGATGGTGCAGGAAGTGGCGCGGCTGTTTCAAGTTATCTGGCTAATGACCTTGTTTTTAAGACAGGCGATGGCGTAATTCTGAATCTTCAGACTTCTGATACGACCGTTACTGCTTCAAGTGTCTTGGGCCGTTTGAATTTTACCGCTCCCGATGAAGCCTCTGGGACGGACGCCATTTTATTAGCCGCATCCATCGCCGCTATTTCAGAAGGCACCTTCGCGGCAGACAACAATGCCACCAAGTTGTCTTTTATGACGGGTGCCTCAGAAGCCGCAGCAGAGAAAATGTCATTGTCTTCTGGGGGTAATCTAACGCTACCCACAGATGGGGTGGTTATTGCCACCGGAGCGGATTCCGACGTGACACTTACCCATGTCGCAGATTCCGGTTTAACGCTGAAAAATACGTCTACAGGCGATGACACCCCGTTCGTTTTGCTTGTTCAAACGGGCGAAACGGACATCGCGGTAGACGATGCCCTCGGAAAAATACAATTTCAGGCACCGGATGAGGCGGCAGGAACGGATGCAAATCTAGTAGCGGCAGAGATAGCGGCAGTCTCAGAAGGTGACTTTAGTTCGAGCAGCAACGCCACGAAGTTGAGTTTTAAGACAGGCTCATCTGAAGCCGCAGCAGAGAAGATGACCATATCTTCTGCTGGCGACATTGCATTTACCGTTTCTGATGGCGCAGCCGTCACCGGCGTTGCCTCAGTAAATGCAGGTCAAATCGGTGGAAGTCGTAATTTTATTTACAACGGCGATATGCAAATTTGTCAGCGGGCAACTTCAGTGACTGGTATTGGCAATGCCGATACCGGATATCACGTTCAGGACAGATGGCAATATGGAGAATCGGGTGCTCCGAATGCAGTAGTTACCATGACAAAAGCAACCGAAACCCCCGATGGGTTTTACGCTTCGTTGAAACTGGACTGCACAACCGCATCCGGGACAGTAGATGCGGCGGATACAGTTTATTTAGCCCAAATTTTTGAAGGGCAAGATTTACAGGCTTTTAACAAAGGTGACGCGCAAGCCAAGGCAGTCACCCTTTCCTTCTGGGTGAACACGACAAAAACAGGGACGTATATAGTATCCCTGCACGATAACGATAATAATCGGCATATTTCGCAAGCCTACACGGTAAGTTCAACCAATACGTGGGAGTACAAAACGCTCACCTTCGCTGGAGATACGAGTACTGGCGATCCATTTGACAATGATAATGCGACAAGTCTTTACGTTCAGTTTGTGCTGGTGGCAGGAACGAATTACACATCAGGAACGCTTGCTACTTCATGGGCCGACTGGGTGGCTGCCAATTCCTATGTTGGACAAGTTGATGCGCTAGATAGCACCTCGAATAATTTTCATATGACGGGAGTCCAGTTGGAAATTGGTAGTACGGCAAGTGCATTTCAGTATGAAAAACCGAACGAGAATCTATTGCGTTGTCGTCGTTATTTCGCAGATCGCGAAAGCTCAAACGCTAATTTATACGGTAATTCTGGCGGTTCTGGCGCAGGTAAATTTAATTATTCAAATTGGCAATTTCAGGTGCAGATGCGCGCTGCGCCCACTTGCACAGGGGTGACAGGGACACAGCAACAAACCAATGTTGACAGTGCGGGCGTTTTCAATTCAGCCGGGTCATACGCAATTTGGTTAACCGGCGCAACAGCAGATGCGGAGCTATCATAATGGGTTTAAACAAAGTCAAAATTAAAAACGCAACGTCCCTGAAGTATGTCAATACGCTCGGCACCTCAGACCCGTGCATCATCGAGGTGGTCTATGACAGCGTGAAATATGGGGTTCCGATAGATACCGGAAACGCTCATTACGAATGGATTCAAGAGCTTCTCGATGACGGAGAAATCACGATAGACGAGGCCGATGCCTGAAGCCAATCCATGCAACGGGGCTTTACATTGAATGGGTATCGAGGTTTTCGTTCGGGCAGCACAAATGCGGACTATCTGCGGAGCATTTTTGCTGTTGATGTCGCCCTTTGTTTTTGCACAAAGTACGACCAATACCATCACTTCTACAGTGACAGGTACGACCACGGTCGATAAAACTCCGCCAACGGCAAGCGCCCCCAACATAGTCCTGAATAATCAGGACGTTTGCAGCTACCCCGCTTCCGCAGCGGTCCAGACACAAATATTCGGATTTGCCGCTGGCACGACTGTTCGTGATAAAAACTGCGAACGCATAAAACTCGCTCGCAGCCTATATTTCATGGGCATGAAAGTGGCCGGTGTGTCCCTTCTTTGCCAAGACAAGCGTGTATTTGAAGCGATGGAAATGGCTGGAACGCCATGTCCATTTGAAGGAAAGATTGGCGAAGAAGCGCTTGCACTGTGGCAAGCCAATGTAGAGCGCCGTCCTGACGAGCGGGAGTATAAAAAACGCGCTGGAATCGACAAAAAAGAGTGGTCGAGAGATAAGCGCGGCAATGTAAAGTTTGAGGATCCTGATGAGGATTAGCCTCTTACTTTTGTTATTTGGCTTGGCTGCTCAGGCTGAAGAAGTGATTGAAGAAGTCACGACTCAAGTGCTTACGCCGACCATTTCAGACAATTTATTGCCGGGACTTATTGAGTTTGCTACAAGCGGCGATGCGACCTCAGTTGCCGATACGAACTTTTGTGATCCCGGTGAGTTCTGTACCGGAGCGCAGGGCGGAACGTACAGTACGACGATAGACGTGACGGATGAAATGTCGATTGCTGAAATCAATGCGGGTTTCGATTTGGCCTATGGCGTAACCGTTAATTCGCATCCAAGTAATGCCTCTCTTCCGACATGTGACCTAACTAATGGGGATTGCCAAGATAATTTTGCCCTGACACTAACACTGACAGAGAACGAAGAAGTGCGTCAGACCTACGAGCATGAATTTGTCCTCGATTACAGCGGGCTTCGAGAGTACGACTTTGAGCAGACCGTCGTTTCTAACTCATGGGTTGAGTTGTCCATGTTGTTGGAATTGTATGGTCAGGATGCGGGTTATCCGACAGGGCTATATGGCCCACAGTTCACCGATCCGTGGCTCACGACGGGCTACAACGCCATTAGTTACATCACTGAACAGATTGTGACCATCGTTCAGGATGACATGGATGATGTCATTGAGGAAATTCTTGAGGAAGTTATAACGGAACCTGAGCCTGAAATAGCTTTTGAAGAACCTGAAGAAGATTTTATTGACGCAGAGGATTTATTTTCAAACCCGGCGCTGGCTGAAATCGTGGGTTCTCCCGACACGTCTAACGTCAATATCGAAATAGCGATTGTGGAAACGGAATCGGGTGAAATCATAGACTCGTTTGAAGTGGATTATGAAACTGAAACGATTCAGGAAATCGACACAGGTGGTGGGTTTGACGATATGACAAGCCTTGACTCGTTTGACGATCTGGCAGGGTTTGAAGATATGACGATGCCCGACGACATGGGAATGCCTGATGATTTTGCTGGATCGGAAACGACCGAAATGAGCTTTTCTGAAGTGCTGGACGAACTGCCTGAAATTGACATGCCTGAAATGGAAGTGGTCGAGGTGAACGTACCTGAAGTGTCTGAGCCGGAGCCAGTCGAAATTGAAATGGCAGAAACTGAACCGGAAGTTGTCGAAGTTGAGGTAGCTGAATCAGAACCGGAAGTCGTTGAAATGACGGAATCTGAGCCGGAACCGGAAGTTGAGGTAGCTGAATCAGAACCGGAATCTACGGAGGTTGAGGCTGAATCCGAGACAGAGGTGGAAGTCGCTGAAGCAGAGGAAGAGTCTGAAACGGAGGTGGCTGAAGCAGAGGAAGAATCTGAATCAGAACCTGAAGCAGCCGGAGCCGAGGAAGAACGCGCCGAGCCTACCCGTGTGGCCTCACGATCTGAGTCTTCCGACAAAAAGGCCGAGGCTAAGACTGAATCCTCAAAAGAAAAGTCGGAAAAATCTTCTCGCAAACAGAAAACCAAACGGATTGCCAAGAAAATTGCAACAAGGGTGATGGGTCATTTAAGCCGTAATTACGATGCTGCAATGCAAGGTGCCGCTTTGAGTGTGATGCGAATGTCTGCACCGACTTACAAATCGACCGAATTGCAGGACCTACAAGAGTGGTATACGCCTGTTCAAATGGACGGTGGTGAGAACCACGACCATCCGGCGTCGATGTGGTTTTCAGCTCAAGCAAATCAGGACATGACTGAATTAGTGAAATTGCAATGGCGGAAATAGAATACTCAGGAATTAAGTTTTCTGGCAGTAAATTACTGCTTTTAGTGCCGTTATTGGGAGCTATTGGTGGTGCGATTTGGGGCGGTTTTGAAGCCTATGCGCGGTATACGGCTATGGAGACTAAAATCAATTCCTACTCGGCCCCCGATTTGTCAGGTATTGAACAAAGAATCGCTGTTTTTGCAGAAGAAAATTCGCAAATTGAGCAACTTGTGGCACAATTCAAAGAACTCTTAGGTGACATGCGTTCTGATCTGTCTGATATAAAGATTGAACTGAAAGATGACATAACAGAGGTATTTAAAAACATAGATCGTCAAGAAGGTAGAAATCGGAACAATGTCGAGGACGTTCGCGATTTAATCAATGCGTTTGAACTGCGAGTTGACAACAAAGTGACGAAGCTCGATGAACAGATTGATACACTGGAAGAAAAACTAGATCAACGGAT